CGATTCGTATCACTCGCTGAGGCGAAGGCGCGCGGCTGGAAACACTTCTGGACCGGCGAGTCATGCGTCACCGGGCACCGCGCCGCGCGCTACGTTAAGAACGGCAGCATCTGCATTGACTGCTACCGCATCGAGCAGGGGCTCCTGCCAGTATACGGCAAAGGTGTACCGGAACTTGAGGCAGCCAGACGACGCAAGTACACCCAGAAAGACACTGCGCCGGCCGGGCCACCTGTACCGAACACCTCCGAGAAGCGTTTTTTGGAGAAGTACGCGGAGCTAAAAGACTTCACGGAGGCGGCCGACGCGCTCGGGCGCTCCGAGTCTGAATTTTTGGCGATTTTGAGCTGGAACACGACGTTCCGCGACGCGGTGAACCGCCTAGAAGAGAGCCTCGGCATCGCGCGCACGCAAAAAGTTACCGACGAGTTCGACTGGACGTACGACAAGAGGCGCAGCTTCTTGCTCACGTATGCGAACACCGCGGACATGAAGCAGGCACTGCGCTCGGTAGGGGCCACCAACGTGCAGTTTCATCGGGAACTGTCTAACAACGCAGAGTTTCAGCACGAGTTTGACGATGCCGCGCAGGTAGCGCGAAACGTGTTCGACCACGCAGCGTCCGCGGCCGCCACGAAAGGTGACGCGCGCATGCTCGGACGTATCGCGGCGAATCTTTTCCCGGAAAAGTTCGGCGAGAACATGAAAGTTGACTTGAACGTCAAGCAGAACCTCTCACTGGACCAGGCACATGCGCAAATTACCCACCTGCTATCAAGATTTGATCGACAGGGTCTACTCCCCGCTGCCGGAGTCTCTGACGAACCTATTGAAGAAGCAGAATATCAGCTCGCTGAGCCTACAAGAGTCGACGAAACTGATACAGATCCTGAGCCAGCGAGCGCAGACGCAGGATCAGACCCAAATAGTGACCTGGTTTCAGGATCCGACTGACCACCCGGCGCTGAAGAACTGCCCGCTAGGCCGGAAACACTACCCTAAGCAGATGCAGTTCTTCGCTTTGGAGGCGGTCGACGACGAGATAGCACTATTCGGTGGAAACCGGACAGGGAAGACACATTGCGGGTGCTTCGCGGACACTTTGCACCTCACTGGGCTCTACCCGGACTGGTGGCCCGGACGAAAGTACAGCCGCCCCATCGATATGTGGGTGGCGACCGACACCGCGAAGAATACGCGCGATATTTTGCAAGAAAAATTCTGCGGGAAGCCGGGCGTCGAGCAAGCGTACGGTACCGGGATGATTCCTGGCGACCTTCTGGTGCGGCGGACGGTGAAGCACGGGCTAGCCGACGCGTTCGAGTCGGTCTTCGTGCGGCACGTATCCGGCGGCATCTCTACGCTGCAGTTTAAGTCGTATGACCAGGGACGTGAAGCGTTCCAGGGTACGCGTCAGGACCGAATACACCTGGACGAAGAGCCGAAGCTGGAGATATACGCAGAGTGCTCGCTGCGCCTCATGAGTACGGTCCCAGGAGAGCCGAACGGCTCGCTGGTACTGACAGAGACCCCGATGCTGGGAGTTTCTGACTTGATGATCAAGTTCATGCCGGACCTGTCACCTGAACCCGACGCTATGCCGGCGCAGAGCTGGGACGCTGAGGAAGAGGAGGTAGTCGTCGATGAAGGCGGTATTCCTTGATATGGACGACGTACCACACCTGAGCGATATAGAGAAGAAGAAGATTCTCGCCGGCATACCGTCGTGGCAGCTGCAGGCGCGTAAGTCAGGGATACCCGGGCACGGCGTTGGCGCGATCTACCCGATCCCCGAAGACGTAATGCTGATCCAGCCGTTCGATATCCCGATGCATTGGCCGCGCTCCTACGGGATGGACCCGGGCTGGAACTGCACCGCGGTAGTCTGGTTCGCGTGGGATATCGACAACGGTTTCAAAGACGCCGCCGGCAACCAACGGTACCCTGCAGTTGCGTACGACGAATACTATCGGGGCCAGGCGGACCCGGCCGTGCATGTCGCGGCAATCAACCGCCGCGGTCCGTGGATTCACGGTGTCATTGACCCCGCCGCACAGAAGGCTCGTGGCACGGACGGCGAGCTGTTGATAGATACGTACTGTAATCTCGGCCTGAAGGTTACGAAGGCTGATAACACGGTCGTGACCGGGCTGGTGCAGACCTGGGACATGCTCTCGACGCAGCAGCTGCGTATCTTCAACACGCTGACGAACTGGCGCAAAGAAGTGCGCCTGTACCGCCGCGACGAGAAGGGAAATATAATAAAAAAGAATGACCACCTAATGGACGCCACACGCTACAACGTGATGAGTGGGTTCGAGGTGGCGAAGGCTCCTCCGGCCAGCGATGGTGGCGTACCCTGGTTCAGTTGGGCCCCTGAGATGGCGACGCCGGGTGGTGTATGGAGCGGGTGACCCCCATCCACGTATTGGAGTATGAGTTCCGCCGGAAAGGCGTTTTCGTTTTGGTTGATGCGCGCCGCCGGGAGCTTTGGTTCTACGGATATAAGCCCACCGAGATCAAGCAAATGATTGACTCCATCAGAGGGCGCAGTGAAGAGATGGTGAAGTTTTTAATCGCGCGAGCAAGCGTAAGGGGTGAGACCAAATGAGCGTTACATTGAAGTTGGTGCACGAAGAGGGTATCCGCCTGCGACAGCAGTCGGCCCATAAGATCGAACAGACGGATTTGGCTGGTGGCCCGTCAACGCAGATCGTTGACTGGCGCTTCGTTAAGCGGCCAGCGTCGGACGGCAAGATCGTCGAGGAGTGTCAGCAAGATGAAGATCCGCGTCGTGTCGACGCCAACGGCCGCAAGGCGCAGCTGGGCACCTACACAGTGCACGTCACGGCTGGAATGAACAACCTGGTGATCGAGCGCAAGGGTAAGGTATCCCCGTACAGCTTCAAGAACCCTGCTATTCGTAACCAGGTTCGTGTCCAGCACCAGCGGTTGGTTGAGTCCGGCCGCAAGACCAAAGAAGCAAAATCCGTGCACGAGTGGAAGAACGACGGGGTAGCCAAGTACGTTCCACCAAACTCTTTCGACGGAGTTTTTGTGGGTGATGGGCAACGCGCAATCTTGGATGAAATGCCGACGTAAATGGCTAGTACGAACGCGTCTGACAATTGGGACCTAGTAGGAAACGTGCCGGGACAGTCCGGCGCGCTCCCCCGTTCTCCTGGGTTCGACATCGAAGACAAGGGCGCGCTGATGTCGCGCATCCGCAATTTTCATGACGATGGTGTCGGCGCGTGGGAAGAGAACCGGCGCATGCACTCTGAAGACCTGAACTTCATCTACAACGCTGAGGCGATGGGTCAGTGGGACCCGGTTGTTCTCCAGAACAGGCGCGGTAAGCCGTGCTACACCTTCAACCGGTGCCTGCAGCCGGTGAACATGGTGGTCGCCGACATGCGCCAGACGCGCCCCGCCGGCAAGGTTCGCCCCTCGTCCGACGGCGCGTCTGAGGCAATCTCTGATATTTTTGGCGGCCTGTGCCGCGATATCGAAAAATGTAGCCGCGCTGACCAGATATACAAAGAGCAGTTTAAGTTCGCTGTCGCTGGCGGGTTCGGTGCGTGGCGCATCATGCCCACCTACATGCAGGACGATGGCGACGGCGCCTTCGATCAGGTGCTGCGTGTCATCAATATCGCTAACCCGCAGACGGTAGTGTGGGATCCGCAGTGTGCTGACGCGTGCGCGGCCGACGCCAACCGCTGCATAGTCGCCGAGCGCATCTCCGACGATATCTACGATCAGCTGTACACTACCGGCGAGAATCCTGTAGGCAACCGCTCCAGCTTCAACATGTCGCGCGACAGCTACGGTTGGTTTACCGACGAGGAAGTCCGCATAGCTGAGTACTTCGAGCGTGTTCCGCGCGAGAAGTTGATCGCCAAGATGACCGACGGTACCGTGCGCGAGTACGACGCCGACCTTAGGGCGACTGAAGAGCACCTCGAAGATCACGGGCTGACGCACGAGAAGCAGGGCGTCACCCGCATCCACGAACAAGAAGACCGGTGCCAAGATGATCCGTAAGACCACGAAGTGGCAGGTCATGTGGGTTAAGGTAGACGGCTCCAACGTGCTCGAAGGGCCGTACTACTATGATTGGAAGAGGATCCCGGTCGTTAGATGCCCCGGCCGCTACATCAACATCGAAGGCCGCAAGAAGTTCCAGTCATTGGTCCGCCACTCCAAGGACGCGCAGCGCAGCTACAACTCCCGCGCGTCGGACATGATCGAGCGCAGCGCGCTCCTGCCGAAGGCGCCGTACCTAGTGACGGAGGCCATGATCAAAGGCTACGAGAACGAGTGGAACCAGGCGAACGTCGCCTCGCGACCGTACTTGCCGTACAACGTCGACAAGAACGCAGAGGGCGGGATGCCGTTCCGCACGCCGCCGCTCGACCTGCCACAGGGCGCTATGGCGCTCGCGCAGATGTCGATCCAGGACATTCAGGCCACCATCGGCTACTTTGATCCCGCGCTCGGGAACGCGGAGGATATGAACCGCGTCTCAGGGAAGGCGCTCGTGCAGCACACGAAGCGGTCCGACCTCGGCAGCTTCGAGTTCATTGATGGGTACGGGTCCGCGCTGCAGCTGACCTGGGAGATGATGGTTGACATGATCCCGACCGTTATGGACTCGGAGCGCGTAGTGCGCATCATCGGGAACGACGGTGTCGAGAAACTGGTAGAGATCAACAAAGAGCATGAGCTGACCGGCGACATCATGAACGACCTCTCGAAGGGGTCGTACGACGTTGAGGTCACCATCGGCCCGAGCTTCCAGTCCGCGCGCCAGGAGGCGCTCGATACGCTGATCTCGTTCGCTGAGGCGATGCCGACGGCCGCGCCCGTTATCCAGGACCTGATCGCGAAGAACATCGACTCGCCGGACGCGCAAGAGATGTCGAACCGGCTGAGGATCCCGCTGATACAGCAGGGCATCATCCAGCCGACTGAGAAAGAGAAGCAGGCAGGCGTCGGATCGAAGAAGAACGCGCAGCAACAGCAGCAGGAACAGACGCAGGCGCTTGAGCTGCAGCTGCTCCAGGGCAAGACCCAGAAGATGACCGCCGACGCGCAGATCGCGCAGTCTCGCGCTCAGGCTAGCCCGATGGAGCAGCAGAAGGTTCAGTACGAGACCGCCGGCAAGCACCTGGCGAACATCAAGCTGGCGCACGAGATAGGCGCCGACACGCAAGACCGCCAGAATGAAGCGCAGTCGGCGCAGATGGATCTCGCCGCCAAGCACGTTGGGAATCTGCAAGATCTGACGCACGCGGGCCAGCAGCACCAGCAGGATATAGCGCAGCAGGCTCGCGCGCACCAGCACGATCAGATACAGGCGCAGATCAGCTCGCAGGCAGAGCACCAGCGCGCCCAGCAACAGCACGAGGCAGAGATGCAGCGCGCCGCCCAGGCGCACGAGGCCGAGATGGCGCGCATGCACGCGAAGCACTCGCTGACGATGAAGCACACACAGGAGTTGAATGAGCAGAAGGTTGCCGCCGCGAAGGCGCTGGCCGCTGCTAAGCCCAAGAAGCCGAAAAAGGCTGCTTGATTTTCCCAGTCTGGTGAGACTCGCCTCGCGGCAGCGTATGCCGTGTAATTAGGAGACTATCATGGCCTTTTCGAGAGAGGATTTAGAGAACTACGAGAAGCAACCGCAGAAGCAGGTCGACGACAAGTTGAACCCGTTTCGCGGTGCTACCCCCGCCCGCGCCGCCGACGCCGCCGCCGTAGCTGCGGTCGCCGCGGGCCAAGTTGACGCCACTCCGGGAGGCAGAGCTGCAGCGGCAGTCTCGGACCAGCTCGTTGACGACGATGCCCCTATCGTCGACGAAGATGGCACACTCGGCGACCAGACCGACTCTGGTGAAGGGACTTCGGACGAAGACGCGGACACGTCCACCGCAGACGTCGATCTCAGCGATGAAACGGATCCCAACACGGACTTGACTGGTGAAGAGGAAGTCGTAGAGGCGACAACTTCTCGGCCGGCACCGAAGAAAGGCTCCGCTGAGGAACGCATAGTAGAGCTGAACGATCTGCTCGAAGGCACGAAGATATTTGGTAAGCACATGCAGACCCAGCTCAAGGACGCACTGTCCGAGCTGGAGCGGTTGAAGAACGGCGGCAAGCCCACCGAAGCTCAAACCACAGCTGCAGTTGCTCCTCCTGTTGATGAGGACGAGCCGATGCCGGACCTAGCCGACGCGGACATCGCCTTCGACAACGACAAGTACCGCGCCAAGATGCAGAAGTGGTCGAAGACTCAGGCAAAGATCGCCGCTCGTGAGATAGTTCGCGAGATGACCGGACAGGACGAGGCGGTGAAACGCCGCGCAGTAGTCGAAGAGAGAATCGAGAAGTTTGCGAAAGCGAACCCGGACTACAAGAAGGTAGTTACGGAGAATCCGATTCTGGCTTCGAACCAGCTGGCTCCGGACGCAGGGATCGCCGTCGCTCAGTCGGAGCACGTCGCCCGTATTCTGTATGAGTTTGGAAAGGATACCGCGCTCGCCATACGAACGGCGAAGCAGTCCCCTGCCCAGCAGCTCATCACCATCGGGAAGATAATTGCGAAGATCGAGTCAGAAATCACTTCAGGATCCAAGCAGAACGGCTCTAAGCCCAATGCGCAACAAGGGCAACAGAAGTCCATCACCAAGGCGCCTCCTCCCCCGACCCCGACAAGGGCCGGCGGCCGCGCAGCTGAACGCGATATCGTCGACCCTAACATGTCGATGGAAGAGTTCGCTCGGCGGCACAGAGGCGGTAAACAGTCAGCCCGCGAGACAGCTCGGAAGATGCGCGGACTGAACTAAAACAAATCGGAAAGGAATAATGGCTAACTCACTAATCACCGCTCAATGGGTCGCTCGCAAGGCGCTTGTCTTGCTGCACTCCAAGAGCAACTTCACGGGTCGCACGAACCGTGACTACCAGAGCTTGCTGCCCGGCCCCATCAACGGGGTCATCTTGGGTCAACAGCTCTCGATCCGTCTCCCGTTCCAGTACATGCTCCGTACCGGACCGCAGATGAACGCTCAGAACTCTGTCCAGCGCTTCGCTACCCTGTTGGTCAACCAACAGCTCGGCGTCGACATCAACTTCACTTCGGTGGAGCGGGCGATGTTGCTGAACAACTTCGAAGAGCAAGTGCTCGAACCTGCTATGGCGCGCCTCGCGGCCGGCATCGAGAACTTCACCACGGGACAAGTCAACAACGTCCCGAAGTTCACTGGCGCCTTCAATACCACCGCTACCTACGACCAGCTGCTCCAGAATGAGCAGTACCTGACGGAAGCGTTGGCCCCGGAAGACGACCGGCGCACTTTCACGGCGACCCCGCAAACCTCGCGGTACTTCGTCCGTGACAACAAGGGCCTCTTCAACCCCGAGTCCACGGTCTCCGACCAGTGGCTGGAGGGTGTGATCGCTGACAAGGCCGCCGGCTACGTCTGCTTCCGTAATACGAAGCTCCCGACGCACGTCTGCGGTTCGTTCAGCACCACGGCGGCCCCGGCCGTCAACGGTGCCGGTCAGTCCAACCCCGGCGCGGGCAACGCGTTCGTTTCGACCTTCACGCTGGTCACCAACGGCTGGGCGTCTGGCCTCACGACCTTGAACGCTGGTGACGTCATCAGTATCGCGGGCGTGAACGAAGTAGACCCGGAGACGAAGGCGTCCCTCGGCCGTCCCAAGCAGTTCGTTGTGACCTCAACCATCAGCGATACCGCGGGCGCGATCTCGATTCCGATTGCGCCTGGCATCATCACTGGCGGCGCGTACCAGAACGTGGACAACGTTCCGGCCTCGGGCGCTCTTATCAGCGTCTTCGGCCAGAGCGGCGCTGCCGCGATTGCCGCGCTCAACGGCGCGTTGATCAAGCAGTCCCTCGGCTGGTACCGGGACGCGATTGTGTTTGCGAACCCCCCGATGCTCGACCTCAGCCCCCTCGTCAAGATGACGGCTGCGGAAGCGTTCGAAGGGTACAACATCCGCTTCGCGCAACAGTGGGATCCGTCTAACGACGTGCTCCCGGCTCGTCTCGACTCGATTGTCGGCGCCGTGCTCGCTTACCCCGAGCTGGCTGTGCGGAACATTGAAGTCGCGTCGGCTGCCTAACCCATAGGAATATAGAAAATGGCTAACATTCAAGTTGGATATGGGCACGGCGACGTTGTCGGCATCCCGTTCGACTTCTACGGTGGCGCGACCCTGGTAACGGGGTCTACCATCACGATGCAAACGGGGCAGCTCCTGCTGCAGCCTACGGCTGCTGTTTCTCTCACGATCAACCTTCCGCTGAACCCGGTGGACGGTTGCTGTGCTGAGATCAGCAACGTGGCGGCGGTTGTAGGCTCGGTCATTACGTTGACTGCGGTCAATGCCAACACCGGCGACTCGATTGCGACTGCGGGGCTCGGTGTCCCGGCTTCCCTCACCGTGGTGGCCTCCACCACGGGCGGCAGCGCGATCAACACCATCAAGTACAAGTACACGTTGAACGGCTTCCAGCCGGCCTCGGGTGCTGCGGTCGCTCCGCGTACTTGGTTCCGTGTGCAATAAGAAAAACAGCGCCGCCGCCCTCACCCGGTAGGCGCTTGTGGTGAACGTCCACCCATTTAAGTAGACGTGACAAGTCGGGAGAGACCGGCATCTAATTTCAGAGAGGCGACGTGGCTCAGACGAACCAGCAGATCATCACCGAATCTTTCCAGATTCTTGGCGTCGTACGCGAGGGGCGGCAACCTACGCCCACGCAGTCCGCCAACGGGATGACGATCCTCAACGACAACCTTCTGACGCAGATGCGCGACGGTTGGGGGAACATTGGCTGGTACCCGCAGACGATTGCGCAGTTGAATAGCATCGCGCCTCTCAAAGACGAAGACATCGCCGACGTGAAGTACATCCTGGCCGCGTGGCTCTCCGCGCGTTACGGGATCACGATATCGCCGCCGATGAGCCCGGACGATACTTTTTCGTTGGGTGGAATGATCATGGCAGCCTTCCGGCGCCTGACCAAGCGGTACCTGAAGTACACCGAGTGCGATCTCGGCGAGCTATCACGTCCGCAAGGCGGCCCGTGGGGTGGGCCGAACTGGCTCTAATGGCTCCAGCGAAACCGACCACCGTACCGCTCCCGCTCGCCTCATACCAGCTCGCCGACCTACGCGCCGGCTCGAAGCGGTTGATCGGCTGCTACCCGGAGCCGGCGCCGCAGACGCAGCCTGACGACACCAAAGACCAGCAGCCGGCGTGTCTGCGGCGCTGGCCTGGGCTCTCTACGTTCACTCCGAGCGGGCTGACCAACCCGCTGCGCGGCATGTGGGAGATGGCTGGCGTCGTGTACGCTGTAGTAGGGTTCGATCTCTACACAGTAAGCAGCGCGGGCGCGTTCACCCTCGTGCCAGGTTCGGCCAGCGGCATCATCGGCAACGGGTTCGTTCGCATGACGGACAACGGCGCGTGCCTGGTGGTGCTGGTGCCTGGTACCGACGTATGCTACACGTACACACCGTTCTCTGGCGGGGGTGGCGTGCAGCAGCTGACCAGCGCGTTCTTCCTGGCGCTTGGTGGTGCAATTGATTGCTGGTTCGTCGACACCTACATCGTGTTCCTGGCGAACAATAATAACGGTAACGGGTCGTACACGTTCTTCAACGATGACGGGCGGCAGGTGTCCGGCAACGCGCAGATTACCTTCACTACCGCCGCGTCGTTCAACCGGCAGTTCGGTACCGACCCGTTCTACGGGATGTGCGTCGACCACCGCGAGATCTTGATGTTCGGCTCGCGCTCGTCGGAAGGGTTCGTCAACACGGGCAACCCTACCGGCACGCCGTTCAGCGCGGCGTCGGACACGTACATGCCGTACGGCGTGCACCCGATGTGTCCCTACAGCATCGCGCTCCAAGACAACTCGGTCTTCTGGGTCTGCAATGACCTAACCGTGCGGCGACGCGAGGGACAGACCCCGACCCGCATCTCGACAGCTGGCGTCGAGGCCGTACTATCGAACGCGAACAAGCAAGGGCTCTTGCTCGGTACGTACGCCCTATCGTCGCCAGCCGGCGGCCCTACTTGGAACGGGCACCCATTCTATGTTCTGACGATACCGCTTGCGGAGCGCACGCTCGTTTACGATTGCGTGACGCAGCAGTGGTTCGACCTGGTGTCGGTGCTCAACGGCCAAGAGGTGCAGTACCGCGGCATCGCCTACCTGAATGCGTTCGGCAAACAACTTGTCGGCGACTCAGAGAGCGGCACCATAGGGTACCTGGACGACACCGTCCAGAATGAGTTCGGGAACACCAACGCGCCGACAGTGTGCGCGTTCACTACGCAGGCGATCTACAGCCAGAACAACCGCCAGACCGTGCGGCGCGTCGAGGCCGTAGTTACGGCCGGCGCTGGGCCGACGCCGGGCGTCGCGCCGCGCATCAGCCTGCTGCTTTCGGACAACTGGGGGCAAACGTTCGATGTATCTGGCGACGATTCGCAGACGCTGGGGCTGCCTGGCGACACGGACAACCGTGCGGTATGGTGGAACCTCGGGCAGCACTATAGTCTGGTGCTGCAGTTCCGTGTTACGGACGCGTCGACTACGTTTACTGTCGACGTGACCGCGATGGTTGAACCTTGCAAGTGGTAGTAGTATGGCGACCCCGTTAAAGTCAAAGCCAGGGCTGACCGGCGCCACCGCGCTCTCGATCCCGAAGACTTGGGACCCGAAGTGGTTCCGTGGGTTCATCAGCAACATGCTGAAGGGTGCCGACGTTCGCAATGCTATCGGAGTGGACGGTATCACTATCACCGGCAACATTTCGAGTCCGTACGCGACGATTGGTTTCACAGGTGCCCCCTCGGCGAACGTAACCCCTGACACGCACCCCGCTTCTCCAAACACATCTAATGATGAGTTTGAATTTGGCTCATCGCTCGATCTGACTGGCGCCCGCGGTGCAGGCGCAGTAGCCTGGTCCTGGCTCAACCAAGGCGTATCGACCGCGAACGTCACGTCAGGTGCTCTAGTCCTCAATGCAGCTACGGGTGGTATTAGTAGCGTAGCCATCGTTGAACAGTCAATTGTTAACCCCAGCGCCGCGTGGGACTTTCGCTGCAAGTTGCTAGGGATAGATTGGTATAATGTGCAGACCGGCTCAGATAGCCGTGGCGGGATGTGGGTAGGGGACAACACAGGCGGCGGCGGCCTGAGCTATACGATGTCGTCGTACTACGATTCCGGTGCAGGCTATCTGCGATGGAATGTTGCACGGTGGAGTTCCCCAACTACTGCAGTTTCTGCGCTCTTTACGTCGAGTACGAGCAGTAGCGTACTGTTGGATCAGTGGGCCGGCGTCATGCCGATGACCTCTAACGGGCAGGCCGTGTACTATCGGATCACGTTCGATGGGACTACGCTACGTTGGTACGTTTCGCAGGACGGCGTTGTCTACGCTCTCGCTACACAAGAAGCAGTCGGCGCGTACCTAATCACTAACCCCGCAGGGATAGGTCTATTCGCTTCGGAAGCTAACAATAGTGCACAGCAGGCATCTGCTGTGTTCGATTGGTTTAGGCGCTATGCGTAACGCTGAAGGAACGAGAGCGAGATGACCCTGCACTGGACGACAGAGTCGATGGTAGCTGCCGTAGCTGTGGTCGTTACCACAGCCGGCGGCTTGTACACGACCAGCTATCACTGGGGCTCAGTCAACGAGCAGATCATCGAGCTGCAGGACAAGAGCGCACAGACGGAGACCCACATCGTTAAGCACGACGATCAGCTGGACGCCATCAAGCAACAGAACGCAGCGATGCAACAGGCGCTGGACGATATCAAAGATACTGTCCACGACATACAATCTCAGGTGA